AAATGTTGTCACAGCAGCGGCATCAATATTACCTACCCCAAAAATCTTTAAACTGGTAACGACCTCAACTTCAAAAAGTCCGTTATATTCTGTTGGTACAAATCCAGATATAATAACCTTATCTCCAACAGCTAGACCATGATCGAGTCCAGTATTAAAATAAGTGTAATCTGCATTTTCTGTTACTGTATTTACAGCATTAGGAACATCTTCACCATTAAATACCAATACGCTATTTTCATAAACTCTCAAAACACGACTAGTTTCATGCCATACTGGAAAATAGTCAGTTCCTTGTCCTACCTGTTGCACAACAAGTTTGTGATTATAAAAACCGTCTCCCATGTATGAATCCATAACTTTACGAGAAACAATTTCAAGTTCTTTATATTCTGCAATCTCTGTTGCAGTTGTTCCAAGTGTATTTGGATCAACGTATGGTCTATAAACTGCTAGGTTTGAGTCTGTAAGAATTTCTCCAGTTACAGAGTCTTGTATTCTAAAAAGAAAATCTCTGTCGAATGCAACTTTTGTTCTTGGAAGAATGTACTCAATTGTTGAATTTGCTGTTGACGTTTGTGTAGTAAGCTCGTAAGAGTGATCTACAAGGTCTTCTACATAGATGTCATAATCTGTATTTGCTTCTGGTACATCCCATGTAGTTGTAATGGGATATGGTGGCACTCTTAAAACTTCCATAAAATGATCAAACTCCTTAATTAATTATACAACACAAATAAAGAAGGGGCGAGGACTATTGTCCTCACCCCCTCAATAGTGTTTCTACTTAGGAAGCAGTTGGCTTAGTTGCGTAAGCAACAGCATCCTGCTCTTCCCAGTTGATACCAAATCGTACAAACACTGTGTACTCAATGGTGTCCTTCTTAGGAACGTAGAAGCGGTTGACAGTAATGTCACGCTGGAAGCCCCAGATACGGTTCTGTGGGAATGTAAGATCTACATAATCCGCAGGGTAGTAAGGAACCTCAAGCACTGGAATACCGAGAACACGGCTCTGACGAGCATTGCCAACAGTCTGGTCAATACCACCAAGGTATGAACCACGAGCTGCTTCAGTAGAACCAATAGCGTCAAATACTGTACCGTTATTCTTTACAATGTTTGCAAAGGTATCGCTTCCAGCATAGAACTTAAGTCCATTCTGAAGAGCACGGTAGCGACGAGGCATAGCTAGAATTAGCTTCTGCATGTCCTCTAACGTCCAGTTAGCATTGTTCTGAACAACATCAGCTTCGTGGGCAAATCCATCGGTTTCTACACGATTGACAAAGCCTTCCATAATGTTAAGGAATGCGTTGTTGCCAGCTCCAGTACCGTTAATTGCTAGATCCTCAATGTCATTCGCAAAAGCGTTTGTCATTAGACGAACTAGGTGATCCTCAAGAGCACCACCTTCAATATTGTCTTCTAGTCCTTCAGTTGATACTTCCCAATCTAGACGAATCTTCTTGGTAGTAAGTTCAACCTTAGTAAAGGTAGCACCTGCGTTTGTAAAGGTTGGGTCAGCCTGTGCTGCTGCACGGATGACACGCTCTCCAACGTTAACTTTTTCAAGTTCAATGGTGTTAGCTCTCATTGTTACTCTACGTCCATCCTTTGCAAGGACTGTACCGTCCCAAACATAGTCAATGAAGCGACGAGCTTGCTCTGGAGCTAGAATACCACCAGGAGTTCCTGTTGGATTAACTGCATTGGCACCGCCTGTTGAGCCCCAGAGAGGCGTAGCAATGTTTCCAAGGCTAGCTGCTGGAGATAGGTTACCATCTACGTTAGTTGTTGTTGCACCACCTACAGCTCCTGATGCAAATGCACCGTCGCCGTTGATTTCAGCTACAGTACTTGCGTCTGTACCTGGGTAGTTTTTATTAATTTCTTTTTCCGACATATATTTCACCTCCTAGTGATTTTTATTTAAATAAGTCGTTATTAGTGAGGAAACGACCTCCCCATAGGGATTTTTGAACTTTCATTTCTGGAAGTTCCTGTACGATCTCGCCAAGATCGCCAGACTTGCGGAAAGCGGTGTCAGCTACTACAGCGTCTACTCTCTTTCCAAATTCATCAAATACAGCCTTGTTAGCAGTTACATCGTTCTTAACTGCCTCTATAGACTTTGTTAGTTCTGAAATTTGATCAGCTTGTGCTTTTACAATTTCAGATAGATCGCTAAAGGCTTTTGTAACGGTAGCTGTTAGGTCTGCTACTGCAACCTCAACAACATCGTTTGACTTAGCTACCTCAGTTTTGTCTTCATCATCAGGCATAGCTGACTTGGCCTTGGACATTTCGTCCTCATCCTCATCGTAAGACTTCTTGTCCTTAGACTTAGACATTTCGTCCTCGTCTTCTTTGTCGTCTTCATCCATATCGTCAGACTTTACAGCCTTCTCTACGGAACCTTCTGTTGCTTCTACTGGGGCATCAGCCTCTGGAGCGACCTGTGTTTCTTCAACAACAGCCTCTTCAGCTACAGCCTCTGCTGCAACCTCTACTGCCTCGTTTGTTGTTTCATCCATAGGACTTACCTCCTTGTTAATCTCAATTGTATTAATGCCTTTAGCACTATCAACCAAGAACTTTATCATTTCAGAATTGTCTGAATCTGTCTTTTCAACAAATCCAATATTCTGCATTGCCTTACCAGATTTTGGACTCTCCGCTGAGTCTCCTTCTGATAGGAAAACTATGTCATTCTCTGAATCCCAGAAAACATTTTCAATCTCTGTTTTAGAAAGATATCCATCAATTGTTGTTTGTCCATTTACCTTTTCAATAGAAAAAATATTTGCAAACTGGTTTGCTGGATTGTCTACTAGAGATAGTTCGTGTAGTTCGTATTCTTTAATTATACGAATTGGAGTATCACTACCGCTGTCTACTTTGTCGTCATACTTCTTGATGTTACCCCCAATAGAAAAACCTGAGTAAGTTCCATCAAGAACCTTTTCCCAGGCATCTTGTGCACCCTTAGAAACATAAGCAGAAACATAAACACCAGAATAGAATTTCTTTGTGCTTGGGTCAAAGTAACGATCTTCTTTAAAAGATACTACCTTTCCTACTGCTGAGGGCTGGTGCATTTCACGAAGATTACCACGGAAATTTTTGAATGCTGTAAGGCTAGCAGATGTGTCTACGACATCACCCTGCCTGTCTACGTTGTCAAGGGTAGCAAAACCAGAAACGACTCTGCGCTCTTTATCCACTTTACCAATAGGCATTGACAGACGAACATTGTCGCCGTCAGTCACCCATTGTGCCTTATTAATATTCATATCCCTTTAATTATAGCAAACATTTTATCGGTTTTATAACTTTTTACAGTATATCACACTATTCGCTTGATCTTCCTTCACCCTGTGCATTACGTCCAGAAAGTGTCGCTGGACTGTCAGAGGAGTTATTTGTTCTTTCAGAATCTCTTTGCCTATTTTGCCTTGTGTTAGCAACGGCATCTGCTGCCTGTCTAGGATTTAATTCCATTGGGACATCTCCATCTTTACGCTGGGGCAAGTCAAGTAGCTCACGAGCTTCGTTAGGAACCATAATCTTATTACGAACATAACGTTCCAGAATTTGAGATTGTGCAATTTCATCTGTCAGAGTTAGCTCATTAAACCTAAGCTCAAGGATGTCTGTCTTTTCCTTAACAATCTTATTAACCATCTTTTCAAGGTGTTCTTGTGCTGGTCTGGCAACCTGCTCCTTGAATGTACGGTCTTGAGAAAGAGCTGCTGCTATTCCAGTTCCTGAGCCACCAAGTTTTGAGATTGGTACTTGGTGAGCAATTAGAATGTCATCTCTGTTCTGCTTACGATACTCTTTGAATGATCCATCTTGAATACCGTTTTCAATTGGCTCCATTTTAAAATCAACCTTATTTCCATCAGAGTCTCCAGGAAGTGGGATGTAAAGAGTTCTGTGTGACTGAGACTTTAGTCCAGTCTGTAAGAAGCGGAACATCTTGTCTTCTGCATCAGCAGAAAGCTTTGCACCCTTAAGAGTAATAATGTAACGTGGCACTGCCTTGTTCTGGAAGTAGTCAATGTTGTATTGTGCAGCAAGTGAATCTCCAACAAGAGAGCTTACAGCAGAAAGAATATCAGGAATGCCATAGAAGGTATTAAGAGGAGAGTAGGACTTGTAGTGAATAAGTTCGTTTGGTCTTGGGTCTCCTGTTACAGGGTTTGGATTGTTTGCCCCAAAGTTTCTAAAGTAAACAACCTTGTTTCCAATAATCTGAAGGTATCCATCACGAAGTCTGCGAACACGAATAGTAGTTGCTGGAACGTGACCAACATATCCAATCTGTCCTAAAGCAGTTCTTCCAATTTCAAGGTAGCCATTTCCAGTTGACTCGTAGTCAATCAAAACCTTCTTCATTGTAGTAGTAAATGAGTCATCGTCGTTCATAGACTCTAGCCAGTCAGCTAGCTCAATCTTCATTCTTTCAATTCTTTTGCGAGCTTTTTCAACTGCAGTGCTGTCTTCTTCTCTTGACTCAAGCCTTAGTGTTGTACGGTCTGTAACGTGGAAGGAATATCCAAGACCAACAATATTAGCAACCTTTGCATCAATAGCTGCGTGGTTTGCAAATGAGGAGTCGTAGTAGTTTGCTAGCTCATACATGTTATATGGTGGGGTAATTACGTCAAACAGTCCATAACCATTTCTATAGACAGACCCAGGATTAATCTGCTTGCTTTCAGAACCATCTATACCAGCTGGTCTTGATGAAGCAGCTGTAAGATATGAATCTGAAGCTGGGTCTGCATTGTTTGGAGTAGCGTAGTCATACTGAACCTTTATAAGTCTTTCTGTTCTACGCTTAAAGTTTTTCTCTAGTCCGTCATAAGACTTTAAAGATTCCCAGTTTTTGTTAAATGGGTCTTGCTCTTTAAATTGATTAACGGCTTCCTCTTCAGTATTAAGAGATGCCCCAATATAATATTCGTTCTGTTCCATTAATCTACTTCCAATGCTTCTTGTCCATAAACGTCAACAGTCTTTTGAGCATCTGCCCAGGCTCCGTAGTCAGTCATAGATGGGATATATCCTTGTTTCATACGATCTACTTGTTCCGAATGTGTCTCGTCAGATACCCTGGTTAGTCCAGGAACAAACTTTGCTTCCCCATCGCCTGAATCGCCATGGTATTTAGCTGCATTAAACAACTCTGACATTTTTGAAAGATCGCCCTTCATTGAGGGGATGTTTAAAACGTTTCCGTTTCCATCTGTAAAGTACTTGCCATCTGCTTTTTTATAGACATAAAGACCCCACTCAACGTCAGTCTCAATTACTTTTCTACGGACATTACTAACTTGTGATAAAATATCGTTTTCCATAACCAACAGTATACCATATTAAGCTGGTGTTTTGATAGTGCTTTCCCAAGAAATTTCTTTATAAGCTGTAATTTTTTCTGGATTAACCAATAATCCAGTGTTGTCATCAACAACAATCCTATTAGATCCTACGTAATCTCCATAAATAGCTTCTAGATCAATGTTGAGCTCTTGGCTTTGAGAAATAATTTGGACATCTTGCCAACTAGCTATTTCTGGTAATTTCCAAGTAGCTGCTATATATCCCCAGGTATTATCTGTACCATTATCATCTAGATCTTCAACTGTTAACCAGGTTCTTGTTTCTATAGATTCGGATTTTTCAATGTTTGTAGCTAATTTATAAGATATATTGTTGTACATAAGTGGTCCGTTAAGATTAATTGTTCCAGACACCTCGTCAAAACTAAGAAGGTCTGGGAACTTAATGCTTAGGGCTGTCCATTCTTCATTAATTAAAAATGGGGTATTTACTGAATTTCCATTTATAGAATATTCTAACGTGTCAATTATTTCTAGTGACTCTCTGTTTACCCCAAAAACAAAACCTCTTTTTTGAGTTGAGTCAGCTTCAAGAAAAAAGTCAATTATGCCATCTTTATGACTAATAGAAAAAATCATGATAGCTCCAGTTGGAAATGTATTTTGATAAAATCTAACCCACATCTGAACAAGAGCTACCTCTAATCCTTGTGATCTAGATTCATTTACTACTATTGATAAACCACGATCTGTTGTTGGACTAAAATCTCCTTTAACACTCCAACCACTTTGTCTATTAAGATATAGATGTGGGGTGCTTTTTTTATAAGTTGTTATTGGATTTTTACCCTTTAAATCAAAATATAGTCCAGACCTTGAATAATAGTAAACTGGGACACCAAGCTTAGACCCTACAGAAGTAAACGTTGTTCTTTCAAGCACTTGTGATGCAAGCTGAAGATCCCTAAGTCTAACTGGACTATGAAGAATCCCATTTGATATAAACTCTAAATGACAAACAATTGCGTAGTCGCTAAAGTTTATTTTAGATCCAGAGTATTTTTCTTTTGGTGGATAAATTATTGTTCCATTGGTAACTTGATACGCTGTATCTTTCCAATCTAAAGAATTAATGTTATCTGGATCAAGGATTCCAGAAATCAGGGGTTTGTAGTAGTTGGTAAACTCTATAAGATTCTTATTTGCTCCATCACTAATTTTTTGAAATGAAACATAGCTTTTGACTATATCTTCATCTGTATTGTAAAAATTTGTAATAATTGTATTACCAGACATGTCTTCATAGTTTTCCCAACCAGTATAATATGAGTTTTCTAAATCTCCATACGTTAATAATTCTGGTACCCAATATTCATCCTTTAAGTCTTGATATGTCCAAGCAGAGGTTGTCTGGGTTGATTGCTTTGCTGGTGGTTCTGGAAAGTCTAGGTTTAATTGAATAAAATCTAATTCATAGTTTTGGTTTCCATCATAGTCTATAATGCCCTTGCT